GACCTTCAGCGCGACCGTGATCGCGCCCTTGCCGCGCCGCATCGCCGGCAGCGTGGTGTCGGCCGCGCGGTAGATGCCGCGATCGAGACGCACGCCGACCAGCTCGTAGGTCGAGGGATCGAGCAGCTGCTCCTCGCCGGCACTGTCGCGGTACCGGATCGCCTCGATCGCGGTCACCGGGCCGACATCGAGGTGCGCCAGGTCGTCGAATGTGTCCGCCTGAATCTCGACCGTCTGCTCGATCAGGAAGGTCGAGGTCATGTCCTGAATGTCGCCGATCGCACTGGCGACGCTCAGCTCGACATCCATGTCCAGGGCGCTGCCATCGACCCGCAGGAACGACTTGGCGTCAGCGAGGAGCAAGGGCGACTGGACCGGGCGAACGGTGACGACGGCTGCGCTCAGCATCAGGCCGCCGGTGCCTCGGTCGGCTCGGCAAAGCCGGCGCGGTGCAGGCGCTCGGCCTCGTCGGCGCCGAACTGGCGGCAATCACCAGGTGCGACCGTGAAATGCGGGCCGGACATGCTGACCGACATCTTCATCCAGACGCGCGCACCAATGTCCGATTTGGACGCCAGATCGAGGCCGGTGACGGCCGGCGCGGTAGCTGGCCCCTCCGGCTGCGCCGGCGGCAGCTCGGGAGCAGGTGCGGGCGGCGCGGCATCAGCGGGCGGCTGGCTGTCCGTGCCCGACGATATATCGAGAACGGTATCAGCTGCGCCGGCGGTCGCGCTGGCGGCGTCGACGGGCGCCGGCGCAGGTGCCGGTACGGGCGTCGGGGCAGGCTTGGGGGCGGCCGGCTTGCGCGGCGCGCGGGGAGCTTTCGCCATGGGCGGCCTCCAATCTCGGGGAAAGGGTGACGGGCGAGCCGATCGGCCCGCCCGTCATTGCATCACGCCATCTTGAGGTGCTTGACCGCGTTCTGATCGAGCAGGCGGCCGTCGTACCGGATCAGGCCGGCCATGCCGACCTTGGGCCAGAACCGCTCGCGCACGGTGCCGATCAGCGGCGAGCCGACCTTGCGGACGGTGTAGCGGCTGTGGTCACCGAACAGGACCGGCTTGGCGCCGGTGGCGATCGCCGGCATGTCGTCATTGACCGAATAGGCCTTGCCCAGGATCAGGTCGGGTGCGCTCGCGCGAACGTCGCCCATCTGCCACAGGTAATTGCCCTGGCCGTCCTTCAGCTTGCGGATGACCGCCAGCGTGGTGTCGGCGAACTGCCAACGGCACATTGGCGAGCGGCGATAGGCCTGGTTGACCGAGTGCTGAAGGTCGATCAGCTCGTCGGCCGCCAGTGCGGTGGCCGAGGCTGCCGACTTGCCGAGCCCCGAGGAGACCAGGATGCCCTTGGGCTCGGAGTTGCCGGTGCCGATCGTCAGCTTGCCGTTGGCACCGCGACCCAGCCGCTCGCCGAGCTTGCGCGCGATGAACTGCTCGACGTTGAACTGCGAGTCCTGGAGCAGCTCGAAGCTGATCTGGAGCCACGGCGTCGCGAACACGAACGCGCCGATCGACGCCTGGCCGAACACCAGGTCGCCCGAGCCGTCATCGGTCAGGTTCTGGCCCTCGCCGAGCGCCGACGAGGTGTTGCCGGTGTCGTCGTTGGTCGGCAGATCGTAGGGGTTGCCCGAGCTGGTCAGCATCTCGTCGGTGATGGTCGGGTCATACATCGGACCCCAATCGCGCATCACCTCGACGATGCGATTGGCGAGCGTGCGGGGCACGGTGAAGCCGCCGGCGGCCGGCGTGCCAGCGGTCTGCGTCCGGTTCTCGACGAAGCCGGCGCGAAGGGCGGTGCGCTGCTCGGGCGACATGCCCGACTGATCGCCACCCGACGCCAGCAGGGCATAGAAGGCGTTGCGATATTCGAGCTGCTGGCGCTCGGTGTCGGCGTCGCCACCACCGCGCTCGTCTTCTTCCTGGCCGCGCACCTCCAGGTCGCCCCCGATCGGACGCTGGCGCGAGCGGCGCTCCTCGTCCTGCTGCTCGACGCGCGCCATGCGCTCTTCGCGGGCGATCTTGGCGTCGAGCGTATCCAGCTCGCCCATGATGGTATCGTGACGCTGTTCCAGCTCGGCCGTGCGGGCCTCGTCGGTGTTGGCGTTGATGGCGGTGAGCGCCTCGCGGGCCTGCGTGACCAGGCGCCCGCGCTGTTCGTGCAGCTGCGTCAGCATTGTCGTCTCCTGAGTGAGTGCGCCGGGTGGAAGCGCCGGCGCCGCGCCTCGGGCCGTGGCCCGGTTATCGGATGCCGCGCTCGATCTGCGCCTGCTTGGCGCGGCGGGCGGCAAGGCGGGCCGACCCGCCGGCGCGGTTATGCTCACGGCGCTCGTCGCGGACCCGCTCCAGGCTGCGAAGCGCGACCTCGGTGTCGCGGTAGGCCGGAAAGGCGGTGTAAGTGATCTCGAAGAGCGCGGCCTCGATGATGGTGCGCTCGACCAGCTCCTTGGTCTCGTCCCATTCCGAGCGGAGCGACAGGAAGCCGATCGACATGCCGGCAATGTCGCGCCGGCCGAGCTGGACGATCAGGTCGCGGCCGTCGCTGGTGTCGGGCAGCGGGTTCTCGAAGGCCAGGCCCTTGGCATCCTCGCGCAGGATCAGCGTGCCGGCATCCTTGCGGCCGACCACGCGGCCGCTGTCATGGCTATGGAGCGCCAGCACGTCGCGCTCCTGGATCGACTTGGTGAAGGCACCAGGCGCGATCCGCTCGCGCCACATGCCGCCGATATCGGTCCAGGTGTCGAACAGTGCGGCATAGCCGCCGGCGGTGCGGGCTTCACCCTCGATCGAGCGCAGCTCCAGCGGCGTCACGATGGCGCGGGTCTCGCGGCCGTCAATCAGGGGAGCTGGCATCGTCAGTTTCCTTCGCTTCGCTCTCGTCTTCGTCGAGGGTGGGGCCGCCATTGTGGCCGATCGGGGCGGGCTGCTGGCCGAGCGGCACGGTCGCGCCCTGGATGTAGAGCTTGTCGCCGTCCGGCAGCGCCGGCCGGTTTTCAAGCGCGCGGCCTTCGTTTGGCGTCATCTGCGCCGTCTGGATGGCGCGGGCGATGCCCTCGGTCCGGCTCTTGAAGTCGCCGCGCTGGAGGCCGTCGAGGTTGTGCTTCACCTTGCGCGAGCGGCGGGTCTGCCCGAACAGCTTCAGGTTCAGCTCGTCTTCCAGAGCTTTGGCCCATTGGCCGACCAGGTGCTTCACCAGCTGCAAATCCTGCTGCTCGGTGTTGGAGAACGTGCCCTTGGACAGATCCTGGAGGAACACCGGCGGCAGGCCGAACAGCCGCGCGATCTCCTGTATCTGGAAGAGCCGCGCCTCGGTCATCTGGCCCTTGGCAGGGTCAGCGCCGACCGGCGTCAGCTTGTGCCCTGGCGGTAGACCGAAGAACGACTGGCCGGCACGCTTCGCCAGGTCGATCGCGCGGCGGATGTCGGCGAGCGCGCGCTTGAACGCGTCGACGCCGGTCGGCAGCGGGCCTTCCAGGGCGAGCGGCGGGATGCCGCCACCGACGAAGAACCCGGCCGCAAAGTCGTTCATGGCGATCGCTAGGCCGATCGCCTTGCGGCCCTTATAGATCGGGCCATAGGCGCCGAGCTGGTCCGGCTTCAGCGCGAAGGGCAGGTCGATGATGTCGGCGGCCGGATAGTCCTTGCCGTCGAAGCGGTAGAACCGCCGGCCGTTAACGCGGCGAACCGTCGTCTGGCTCGGATCGAGCGGCCAGATCGCGACCGGCGTGACTCCACGGCGCTCGATCCAGGCCAGGCCGCGACCGCCAGTGAACACTTGCTGCCAGAAGTATTGGCGGAACCCGAAGCTCGACCATTCCGGGTTTGGCGCTTCGTTCAACAGCATCTGAAGCGGGCCGTCGACCTTCTCGGTCTTGTCGGTAGCCTCGCGGTACGCATGGAGCGGCAGGGCCGCGAGCGTGCGCGATAGGAAGGTGACCGCGTCTAGGACCGCCGGCACCTCCAGGGCGCTGTCGATCGTGACGTTCGGCAGCTGCGCGCCTTCTGCGCCCTGGCCGAAGAACGACGACCATTCCGACCAGTCGGCGCCACTGGTGACCGTGTCGGTCCGTTCCATCGATCGCCGCTCGATGCCCCGGCCGAAGGGCCAGAACCTCACGACGACGCCGCCATGCTAAATTCGGGATTGTCCCAGGGAGAAGTATGCACCTCTTCCTCCTCCTTCGTCATGGCGACGCCGAGCGCGCTGATCAGCGCGACCGGGTTGTCGATCTTGAGGTGCGGCTGCCCGTCGGGCTTGTTCGGGTAGTGATTGTCCTTCTTGTCCGGCGCGGACACGACGTTGGACATCTCCCATTCCATCACCGGGCAGCCGCCGTGGGCGATG